CAAGGCAATCTTTTCTGCACCAATCATCCGCTGGGCGTGTACATAGGATTTTGCCAGCCCGGCAGCATCAGTGAAGTTTCGCAATGAAGGATCGCCGCGCAAATCTTCTGGCAAACTGTCCAAAAATCCTACCGGCGCTGTTTCTTGAGATTCGCTGTTTTCAACCGGAGTTGTCTCAATAGCTTCATTCATTTTTTGTTAGTCCTCTGTTGTTGGTGTTGCCTTTCTTTCTTCCACCATGTGCATGATGGTCAGCACCACTTCGCGTTGTCCTTCCAGAAAGGCTGAATAATGCGGATCGCCGCGCTCAAATGTGGTGGCGTTGATGTGATACCGTCGCTGCAAGTCTTGCAGTATTTGCTGGCCTTCAACGCTGTTGAAAACCTGACGATATGTCGTCTGCAATGCGTCTAGCTGTTCAGCGCTCATAGCTGTGGCACCTGTCCGGTAGCCTTAATGAACGGCGCGATCTGGCCGGCTTGCTCAGCGTTTGCCGCTTGCTGCGCTGCTTCTGCCTGTGCTTGTGCTGCTTGCTGTTGCTGGCGGCGTACCATCATCACTTCATCTGTCGAGCGGATGACCTTGGCCGGCAGCCCCAAAACATCGACCAGATATTGGATCATCTTGTCACTGTCGAGATAATCCATGACCGGGGCCATCTCGCCAAACTGTGACAGCACTTCGATGCCGCGCAGTGTCGATTGCAGCTCAGCCATCTTTTGTGACTTTGCCAACGGACTGACATACTCAATATCGATGTCCATGCCTTGCAGCTCTTCTGGCGGTGTCGGGAAAGCGCCTTGGCGAAGCAGTACAGCGAATGCACGATTAATCAGCGGTTGCAGCAGCTCAGACTGGAGCCGGCCCATGACCGGGCCTAGCAGCCGCATCTTTTCTTCATTCCGCTGCAACACCTCTGTCGCTGTCATTGATGGGCCTTGGCCCAGCAATAGCTGATCTACATAGAACGCCTCGCGGATTGCTTGCCGGCGCTGTTCTTCCATATTGAGGCCAAGCGCATTGTTGGCGCCCATCTGCAATGGCTCAAGTCTATCGCGTGTGCCCGTCCTGTAGAAATTTAGTGACCCCGGTGTTGTGCGAACCGGCAGTAGAAAGCCGTCATCCGGCACCATTAGTGGTGGATCAAGCTGCTTTTGTGCGCTGCGAATCGTAATTTCTGACATCTTATTCAGCATTTTCGTATCACTGAGGCATGTCATTCCGGGACTTCGCCCGTAAACGCTCACTGAATCCTTATTGAACCTTGGTATCAAAATAGGCATTTCATCGAAGCCGCCTTCGCCAAGAACCATCTTGCTGTCGGCGCAGTAATAGACAGAGCCGATAGGCTTGTTCAGTTTTGCGAACAGGTCAGACTTGATGTTATCCTTTGGGAATATTGCATGGACGATGCTGTGTTCCTTGAACGGGTCTTCAACAAGGCTCTTGGAAATTTTCTGTGGCAGATTTTCTTCACCAAAGCGTGTGGCAACAGCTCTGGCTGTCATCTCGAACTTACGGTAGACGGTGTCCACGCGGCCTTGTGCATCTTCAGATATGTAAATCTCAGCGATGTGTCGGCAAGAAAAGCGCAGACCATCATCATTGCCGCCCTCGACAAACATGGCCGCCGTTCCGAATACCACTAGATCGTAGTACAGCTCATGGATTTCCTGCTGAAAGTTCGACCGATTAAACGCCATATACATCTGGTCTGTTGTATCTTCCAGCCATTCATTGGCCGCATCGTTATCTTGCAGCTCCGGGTCACGGTAGCGAAGGCTGAACCACGGCGACGATGCGCCTGTCAGCATGCCGTGAAGGCTGGCTGCCAGCAGCTCAACAGCATGAATGGCGGTGCCGTCATAGATCAGCTCAGTGCGTTTGTCGCCCTGAGATCGCTTCTTTGTGATGTCTGCCTTTCTTGGCAGCATATAATCTGCAAGCTCTTGCCAGTGGCTTTCCCAGTTGCTGCGCTGCGAGTGCAGTGTCTTTAGCCGGCGATCCAGCGCGGCAATCTCTTTGCGGATAGGTTCAGCCACTAATACATCCCCCCACCCATTTTAGACTTTTTAGTTGGCTTCACGCCGGCCAGTGTCCGGCCTTGGCTTTTGCCAGCCGACTTTTGCAGCAAGCGCTCCAGCGGGTTCACATTCATGGCGCCGCTCAAGTTCATTGGCTGGGGTGCAGACATGCCCATCTTGCCGGCCAAATTTTTCTTGCCCTTAAAATTCATTGGATCAGCCCTGCCATTAGTGATCTGCGACGGGTGCGCGCCGGGGTCAGCAACCCACTAGGCCCGGTGGCTATTGTAGATTCGCGGCCCATCTTCGATTTTTTCTTTGCAGCCTTTGATGCATCACCAGTGCCCGGCCCTGACGGCGCATCTGGCAAGTCTGGCAAGTCTGTGTTGACATCTGGGCTGTCCGGGTCTGGAGCCGTGTCGGTTATTGGATCAGTACCGCGCCCTGCCAGCCGTCCTGCCGGCTCATCGTCACTTTCTTCCGGCGTTGCAATAAGCGCTGCATATTCGCCGGTATACCCAGCAATCCGTCTGCCGGTGTAGCCCTTGGTGCCCTTCATAAGCCCATCATGCAATACGCCAGCGATATTCCCGTCTTTATCTCTGATAACCTTACCGCCAGCCTCTATCTGCTTGATCATCTTGGCGCGGACACCCTCACCAATCCCAAGCATCAAAGAGGATAAAACAGACGGCAAACCTGACAAGCTGGCTTTCGCCTTGTCACTCCGCGTCTTGATTTCCCCAACATTTTGCCTCACCTCCAGCGCTTCTGGCGACAGTGCGGCAGGGGCTGGCGGGGGCGGCGTATCATCAGAATTTATGCCGGCAGCCTGTTGAGCGCGGCTGCTAAAATCTTTTGGAGCAATGCTGGGGCCGCTGTCACGGCCACGCTCACCAAAGCTCATGCCGTAATAGCTGGATGGTCGTCTTGCCATATCCTATCCTCTACACTGCCGCTGCAAACGGGTCATAAGCCGTCACAGCGCGCCGCTGGGGCGGCCTTACATTGATGCGGCTTTCCTGTATGCCTATCGCCATATACCGAAAGCAGTCGGCTGCATGCGACGACCAGTCATGAACCGGCGTCAGGCGAAATGTCCTGCTTTTCTCATTATAGGCCCGGTGATACTGACGCAGGGCTTCTAGACCCTGCTTGCACTTGTCCCGGTCAAAATAGCATCTAGGGATCAACATCTGAGCTGCATGAATGCCATCATCAAGCGGCAGCTTCGGAAGCACCCGAAAGTTCAGCCCCAAATCCCACGCCATTTCGCGGCGACTTTTTCCAGTACCAAGCTCACGAACCTCAATGTCGTGCGGCGCAAAATGATCGCCGTAAAGGTAACCCTTAGATTGTAATACCTGACAGTAGTGCGGCAGACCCTCACCACGCGCTTCATAGTAATCGATGACATGGATGCCCTTTCCCGCCGACCCGCCGGTCTGTGCGAAAAAAATAGAAGTAGCGTCACCAACACCCAAATCCCAAAATGTCTGAACCTTCATCGATGGGTCATACGGCACATTCGTAATCCGGCCCTCTTCCAGCGCCGTCTGCATCTCTTTGCCGTAAATGGAACCGGGTACATTCGCAACCCAACTACACTCAAATTCCTGCTCATACTGGTCAGGCGACATCATCGCCCGTGCAGCCTCTAGCTCGTCATCAGGCAGGATGCCCGTCTCGCTGGCCTTGTACACAGCAGCAACCCAGTCATCATGCCCGGCTGCCAGCTCATAAAAATCATAGAACATATTCGTTCCGCGAGGCGTCCCAACAAACACACACCAGCCCTGCCGATCAGACAATGCCGGGCGAAGTATCTCAGGGAACACGCTCTCTGGCATATCCGCTACCTCGTCCATCACGCAGCCATCAAGATAAATCCCGCGCAGACTATCAGGGTTCTCAGCGCCTAAAAGGCTGATCCTTGAACCATTCGGCAGATCACACCGCAGCTCCGTCTCATGAAACCTGACGCCCGGTATCTTGCCAGCAAACTGCTTTAAATAATCCCATGCTACATTCTTCGCCTGACGATATGTCGGGGCCATGTACGCATAGCGGGGGCTGGGCTTGTCATTAAGGATAGCATCACGCAGCAAATGATTAACCGCCATAACCGTCTTGCCAAACCGGCGATGACATACAACCACGCCCCAACGCTTCTGCGATAGCTGCTCATGCAGCTTCGCCTGTAACTGGCGGGGCGCATACGGGATGACAATCTGCATCTAAGCGCCAACCTTCTTCTGCGCCACCTTGTGCGCCTTGCTAAAGCTCACATTGTCTAAACGCATGGCCTTCGTCATAGCCGACATATGCTTCACAGTGTGGTGCTTCGAATGCTTTTGCATGGCCCGTGTCTGACGAGCAGTAAGCTTCTGCATGAACGTGAGGCTCCATAGTTCGGGAAGATTATTGTATATACAGGCGGCGGGTCACGGTCGGAGGGTGGGGTCGCCGTATGGTCAAAATCCCAGACGAATCCTTGCCGGCGTTCCCCATTGATTCCCCACAGCGCGGGGCATGCCCTGCTTTCCCTAGGAATTCTGCGGGACACAGAACCCCCACACACATTACTCAGAATGGAGAGGCATGCCCGGTCAGCGCTCAGTCTGGGCGCCGGATCGCGCGCGAAGCTGGGTCAAACAGGCAGACGATATATAGGGACTATCCCTATCCTTCCCCTTGTGCTGTCACCTCATTGCCCTGCCAAGAAATGGTAATGCTCTGCTGAGCTGGCGCCTCTTCCTTCTTATCGCGCAATCCCCAAGGCTGTAGCTTGCCCATCGTAAACTTGAGCGTGTCCACCTCAAGCCTTCGACGCTGCACTTCCGCATTGATCATGCGTGGATCGACATCGTCAGGCAGCGGAGCCATGGCAATGTCATTAATGTGATCGCTGTAATACTCAGCTTGCATGAGCCGTCCCTTGCGATAAATCTCGTACAGCTCGTCATCCTTCAGCACTGAGCGCGTGACGGTCCTGTAGCTTGGCATGCCGTCTTCAGCCGTGATCTTGAGCAATGTTTCACCACTGCCAAGCCTGTCAGCTATCTGCTGCATCAGCGTCTTATTGATTTTCCTGAGAGCCATCGCACCCTGCCAAAAATTGAGCCGGCAGCATCTTTCGTAGGGAAAAGACACTATCCGGCTCAAGTGGTCGTTAGGAGGAACATGAAACCACCAGCAGCAGCCGATAGGCTGTGCAAGCTTACATTTAAGATACAGCATTTGACGGCATTCGCAACCATTTTATAAATCTTATGCATATGCCTTGACATGTTATGTCAGAATATCCATATTCGTCGTGTAAGGTAATCCAACGAAGGGAGACAGACAAATGACCTACAAAGCATTTCACCACGGCGCAAAGATGACAGCTAAAAAAGTTGGTAATCGTTGGATGGTTGGTGGCGATTATGACACCAACAACGCTCTGATTATGATGCCTTGCAAAGATAACTGGAGTGGCTGGGCTTGGTATCAGCTTCGCGGCGCGGTTCTCAAATTCCAAGACAATGCCGTTGAGGAAGAAATCGAAATAGCTGTTAACGAATGGGCGGCGGCTTAACGGCCCCGCCTCAACCTAGGATGACGCGACATGACTGTCCTGCAAATCATCTTCGAAACCATTGTGCTGCTGGCGTTCTTCGTCAGCATGTACATCATCACCATCCTGCTGCATGCTATGGCAGGGACGCTTTAGGGGGCTTGCAATGAAGATCAGAATACCAGCAATGACTGTCGAGGTAGACGCAGAAGCATGGGCGCTGGACTACGGCGTCGATGTCAAAGATGTCCGGGCTGATGTCATAGAATACTTCACCACCGGACAACACCCACAGACCCAAGTCGATCTGCTGGGTTTGGCGCAAGAGACAGCTCACAACGCCGAATAGTACAGCCTAATCAGCACATCCTTGTAGTGCCTTTTCACGATCCTTGGATCGTTCAGCCCAAGAATGTGAGCCAGTTTGCTCCATCTTGGGCCTCTGTCCCTTCCGACAGCGCTGTGAGCCACTGCAAGCACAAGCCGCCTGTCATCCTCATCCAGACCCATCACAAGCCTGTGTGCCCGATCCATGTCATCGATCTGTTCGCCAGTGGGACGCAGCCTGACTTCCCCGATCTGGGTCCAGCCATAGCCATGCCAATCCATTGGATAATCCGGCCAGCTTGCCAGCTTCTGCTTGCGGATGGACCGGGGCAGACGGCGCTCTGTCACTGCCATGCTGAGAAACAACTGATGCAGCTCATCAATGCCCATTCTGTGTTGCCTCTATGTGTTGTTCTGCCAATATGATCCAATCCAAGAGCTGCGCCGAATCCATCTTGGCAACAGCTTTGAGTGTGTCGGTATAACGATCTGCTGACATCGTTGTCCTGATCCGGCGCAGGGCACGATCCTTGCGAAACATCAGCGGATCAGACTTGGCTTTCTGCACTGCCCGGAAGTAGTTGGCATTGCTGCTCTTCACGACACCAGACACCATCTTGCGTATTTCGCTTGACCTGTCCTGCGTCTTCGCGCTAGACCTATCGTTATAATCCACCGAAGGTGGTGAAAGAGTGCCTTGGCTAGATGGTATATCAATAGGTGTTATTAGACATGTCTGTGGACATGGCTCGCATGACATGTCTAGGGGCGCCGGCTTAAAATTTCTGAAGCTCATCAGCCTTTTCCTTTCGCAACATTTCCATGCCAGTTTCCAGACATCGCTGCGCCAGCATCAACATTTGTGCGGCGTTCAAGGGTTTGACTGAAACCGCCCCGTTCATGCTCACCACTACCCCGTCGTTGCGCGGTATCACCAGCATTTCTGTGTCTATCTTCTGTGACATGCTGCATGCATTCCTTCCTGTGACATCTGAGTGTCCCGTCGGCCAAAACCACCCATGTGCTGTTGACGATCCGATGTTCCTTCCCACACGCCGCGCAGCACTCTGTCTCCAACGGGCTTGCTGTCGGCCTGTTCGCCGGCCTCTTCTGTTTCCGCATCTGATGAAATCCTTTGAGCTATGTCGGCCAGCGCATCACGCAGATAGCCCAGTGTCAGCGTTCCCGGACTGCCTTGAAGATATTCGGGCAAGGCCATATGCACCGCGTCCATGCTGTTGAAATACACGCTTTGATGGCGCCGAATCGGAACTCCATAAAGTTCTGCAATGTAAAACAAACCCCGACCATCAGCGATCAGGCGGCTGATCTCACGATCTGCATCTGCCAGTGCTTCATCGCGTGTCATATCCAGCCTAACTGCGGCACAGCTATCGGGCCGCTCGTCCATACAAACCACGCATAAGCCGTTGTGCCGCTGCTGGTGGCATCCTCATCACCCCGCCACAGCGTCAGGCGCTTGCTGAACACATGCACACGGGCTGGCGGGTTGTCACAGAACAGCCGGTCATGGCGCTTGGCGCCTTCCAGAAAGCTCAGACGCAACAGCCATGCATGCTTCTTCACACCAAGATTAAGGGCATGCAGAATGAATTGCTCAGCCAGCCGGTATGGCGGGTTGGTCACAAGGCTGTCGCATTCACGCTCCATCGACATCAGAAAATCTGTGCCGGATTCGCAATACCCATAATCATTGAGATCAGATGCCACAACACCATATCCCGCACCTTCCAGCACCTCACATACAGCGCCGTCGCCGGCAGCCGGCTCCCAAATCACCGGGCTGAATGTCTCCACCCCTAGCAACGCTTTTGTGGCGGCTGGTGGCGTTGGATAGAAATCATCCTTATGCCTCATCGCCACACTCCACATAGCCCCGGCCTTCACACTCCGGGCATTCGCCAGTGCGTGTGTCGATGTATCCGCTGCCAGTCCTGTAATCAGGCCGTCCAAACTCAATCTCGCACACGCCCTGACCTATGCAGCTAGGACACTCCGGCAGCTTTTCCCACAAGCCTTGGTGGCGCATCACACGCACCATGCGCGGGTCATCGTAATAATCCCTAAAATGATTCCAAAAATAATTCTTATCCACCAGCAGCCTCACATATCTGCTTCACAAGATTGGCCTGACCTGTCTGACGCAGCTTGATCAGCGGGTGCAGATATGCCTCGACATGAGCGATGCGCTTTGCCACCACGACATAGACGCCGGCATCCCGCAGCCTTTCATGGATGTCTTTCTGATTGTCGCTGACCTTGCCGCCTTTCGGGCGCTTCAGCTCGACCATTATCGGGCCTTTTTGTGACAGGTCATGCCAACCATGATCACAGACAAACAGCTCCAGATCGGGCCAGCCCCACTTGGTGCCAAGCTTTTTGAGCCGCATCTTGTAGTTGATGTGCCGGGTGCCTTCATTGGGTGAGTGATGCCAAACGCTGCCAAGCGGCAGGGCTGCTTCTAACCACTGCACGACATAGTCCTGTAGCTGATCCTCAGTCATTGAGGCCAATCGGATAGAACGAATTTGGCTGCACCGCGCCATCGCTCAAAGCTATAATCCGCTTCATGTAACGGACCCCCGGCACTGACTTCGCTGGGTGTGAGATCGGCAGACACCACCGCCTTGCGACAGTGGCGTGGCTGCAACCTGTAAGACGGGCTAGCTGCGCGTAGCTCCAGCCTTTTGATTTTCTAAATTGATCAAGTGTCATGCGCCTATTTTTAGACAAGTTGACATCGAATGTCTAGTGATATACATCAATTAATGTGTTAACATTTAATGTCTAGGCAGGTACCATCATGTTCATGATAGAAAATAATCTCAGACAGATGATCCAACAGTACAAACGTGACAACCCCATGGAATCAATCAAGTCCATTGCGGCGAAAAAGGGGGTCACGCCAGAAACTGTGTCGCGTCACCAGAGTGACAAGATCGATATGTCGATGCAGGATATCCGCGACTATGCGGAAATTCTTGGATGCACAACATTTGACATAATCTACAGGTCGCAACCGATGCCGATTGTTGCCACAGCAACTTGCGTAGACGATTCATCTTGGTTGGAATATACGCACGCACTCACCCCAGACACAGCGGAATGCTTGTATATTAATGGTTCACACGACCTAAATTTGAGCGCTTGTTTTATACATTTTGCACCAGAATATCAGGGACGATATAAAGCAATGGATGGCTGTTACGAAATCTATGGCCACACTGCTGCAATAGAAAACAAGGTTAGCAAAGAAGCACTAATGAATTTATGTATTGTTCGAACGAAGGATGAAGAACTGTTTCGCGGGACACTTTATCCCCAGCCCGGCAGCCACAAATATTCGCTGGTCGCCGGCATTGGCGACGATATTAAAACCGACCTTGAACTGGAGTGGGCTGCCCCGATCCTTAAATACATTATGCGTCCCGACCTTCAAGGTGTTTCAGTCGTGAAGTCATCCAACAACAAATATGCGCTTGAGAGGACGACTATTATGTATAAACGGGTGAATGAGCGGCGCGCCAAAAAAGGCATGTCGTTACTTTAAAACACGCATGTTATGTCATATCGCTTGACATCTAAAACTACACTGGTGTAGAACCGTTCCAATCTTTTGGAGCGGTTTTATGTCTTTTGGTAGTTTCTCAAAGCGTGACTTGGTTGATCTTTGTCGGCGTCACAACTATTTCCACCACAGCAAGCCCAGCAACCCTGACGGGTTCACCTTCTATGACAAATGCATTGTTCGAGTTCAGCGTCAGACAGCGCAATCTGTGATCGCCGGCAAGCGTGATGGCGACAAAAAGTCAGCGCAACGGCTCATCGATTTGCATGGCGTTTACACCGACCCAAAAGGCAAACAGCAATCCGGTGACAAGCCGGTCATGGCCGCCGGGCGAGCTGTCGAAGATTACTGTACAGACATTCTGGTCAATGATGTCAGCCCCGCTGATGCCTACCGCGATGCGGTTAATTATCTGCATGGATTTCATGGGGGCAGTTGGCGCGACACTGCGGCAGACAAGCGCGAGATCGATCACAAGCTGAACCCCCGTTACACAGCCAAAGGCACCGTGACCAAAAAAGACGCTGACCACTGTGAGCTGGAGCTGGTGTGCCGCAATGCGCTCGACGGGCTGCGCGAGGCCATGGCCGGCGCCAACAGGATCACGGGCCAGAAGGAATTGACCGGCAAATTTGATGATGTCGAGCTGCGGTATCTTGGCTTTGCCGATTATCAGGAAGGCGGCGTCGAGCTGAAGACCAAGTGGGACCGCCGGGCAGACACTGACAAGCCATCAGCCAACAGCTTGCCAAACGACATCACCTTCGATCACCTGATGCAAGTCGCCGGCTACTGGCACATTACAGAAATTATGCCGACAATCGTATACGCGAATCGGATCGGTTACCGCGTTTTCAAACCATCTCTTGAACAGCTACAGGCCGGCGTTGCGGCCATCGTGGAGGCATGCAAGCGCCGTGAACGGCTGCTGGCTGCCGCACCTACTACCGAAGAGTTGCTGCGCCTGTGTGACCCGCAATGGGAACACGCATACCTGTGGAAAGGCATGGCGCCGGAGCTGGTGGATCAAGCACACAAAATATGGAGAGCCTGATGCTGAAAATTATGACGCGAAAGCGCGCTTATGAAATCGAAACCGAAATTCTGAGGCTTCGCCATCAGCTTGAACAGTTGCAGAAAGACGCGCTGGCGCGCGGGGTTTTGCTTAACGAAATCTACCAAATCATCAACCAAAAAGAGGGACAGAAATGATGCATGATTTGTTTAACGTGGAGCCACCGCACCAAGCGCACAGCCCCACCAGTTCAGCCTCTGCTGCTGAAACCAAGCCCAAGTTCGGAAAGAATATGTTGAAGGTTATGGCCGCGCATTCTGAGCGTGATGGCCTGACCGATGAAGAAGGCTGCGAGGCCAGCAACATGACCGGCAACAGCTACCGCCCTGCCCGTGTAGCTTGTGAAAAGCTTGGGCTGATCGTCAAGACTGACGCAACCCGCAAAACAAAAGCTGGCCGGTTTGCCAGTATCTACATCCTGTCAATGCTAGGGAAAATGGAGGTCAGCCGATGATCCCAGCGCCAATAGCCAAAGCGCTTGTCGAATTTCAAGCTGAGCTGACTGATTTGGTAAAGGACAAGCAAGGCCAGCGTTCAGAATATTCCAGCGTTGGCGCCATGATGACGCTAGTGAAGAAGGCAGCGACAGATCACGGGCTTGGCATCAGCATGCCAGTCTGCTGGGAAGAAAGCCGGGGCTGGCACCTTCGCGCAGCAATAATGCACAATTCTGGCGAATCGTGGCAGCCGGAAGAATTTGGCTGGCCCTTGACCGTGGATGACATGACCAACCAGCAAAAGATTGGCAGCGCCGTCAGCTATGGCCGGCGCTACCTGTTGCAAGCGATCCTTGGTCTGGCATCGGGCATTCAAGAAACTGATTTTGATGAGGATGATGATGGAGCCGTCAATGGCACCCTCGACACCTTGCCGAAAGACATCGATTTCGAACAGTGGAAAGCCGATGCAATAATCAGTATCTCAGCCATCGATTCGATTGAAGGCTTGGACGCATGGGACAAGCAACATTCGCAAACGATCATCAGCGCTGAACGCGCCCGGCCTGATGTTTACAATATAGTCGGCGCAGCATTCGTTCAAAAAAAGGAGAGCTTCACTGATGTCGGGCAAACCAACATTTAAAAACAATAAATTCACTATGGAGTTTGCAAGGGGTGCGGACGGCCAAGTGATGGAATTGAAGGCAAGCTGCTGGATCAATCCCAAAAAGGATGACCGTTTTGACGCCGCAAAGATTGCGGCATGCAATCAAATTCGCCAGCTTGCAATCGACAATGATCTTAGCTTCAGATGTACTTTTGAACATCGAAAAGGCGAAGACTATAACGACTGGCCGAAAGTTGGGGCGTTCAATCTTTTTGCGAACACCGAATTCCCCGGCGCTCAACAGCCGGCTGCGGCACCAGATCAGCCAGCTCCGGGCGGCTTCAACAACGGTGGAGGGTTCAACAATGGCTAGACAATGGACCACTGAGCAGAAGGCCCGTAAAAGCCTAGCGATGAAAGCACACTGGGAAAAAAAGAAGCGCTCAGAAGCCCACAGAGCGCCGCCTGTCAAGGCGCCAAGTGTCATTGTGAACAAACCCACGCCAATCCATTCAGTGACCCTGTATGCGCGTTTGAGAGGCATGGTCAAAAATCTTTTGGGTGTTTCGC